CATAAGAAAAGCACTTTGCCTTTTTGCAAAGTGCTCTTTGTATTAATGCGATGTCGACTATTGCTTCTCGTCTTGCTTCTCACGCAGCTCATTCAAACGGCGCTTCAAGTCGGCACGGAAAGCCTCCTCGGAATCCCAGCAGTCTGGATGGAACGACCAATCACCACCCGGAAATTCTCGATCCGCCTGCTTAATCAACGCCACGGTTTCCCTATCCATGAGATACATCATAAGCTATTTCCAACTCCTTCAACAGCGTCCATAACGGAGGAATGGAGCGAATCAACTCCAACCCTTTCTTGTTGCGAGTGTAGCATATCGTCATGATATTCGCAATGACCTCGCGCTCCACAGCACCAATATTGTGCCAATATGCCATCGGATGAGCGGCTTCCCCCCTGATGCGATTGCCTGTTATCGCTGCAAATAAATCGCTTATGCTCATATCCTCCCCCAGCGGCGAATCCATCAAAGCTTCATATTTTGCGGTGTTTGTCAGAATTAAGTTCCTTGCCTCACGGATTGCATGGTCAATCGGTTCAGCCAGCCGAACAGCGATGCCCTGCTCCACATCAATTTTATGTACCAACTCATGCGTAAGCACCTCGGATAAGTTGTATTTTGCAAAATCCCGATGCTGCGGATTGAAAATGATACGATCTTCCAAGAGGTCATACGTAGCCACTTTCTTGTAACTCGTGTCAATCCTCACATGCTCATCGTTGATGTAACGTCTAAACAATTCCTCCATTTCCGGCGTAGTTGCACTAACGTTATATTGCCCGATACCTCCGCCAGTCTTCTCCGGTATCTCTAAATAGCTCCCTCGCTTCGGCTCACCGAGCTGCCTATCCCAGTCAATGACAGGAAGCGCAATACAGCGGCAGCGAATCGGATAGCCCGGATGACCTTCGGGCGGCGGCTTGCTCCACGAGAACACCTTGCCTTGCAGCACCCTGTGCGAATCACGCACGCGCTCATCATGCGACGTTTCCCACTCGTATTCATCGATGCCGAGCGCCTCTTGTTTCCTGCGATTGATTTGCCCATGGAGCTTTCCGAGTTGGTCGCGAGCAATAAGCTCGGCGCGGCGTTTCTCGACGCCTGCGATCGCCTGCACTTCGGCGATGAGGTCTTTCGCCAATCCAGCATGATTGACGCTCCCCGTAATACGAGCGATGAGTGCCTGCCGAATCCTGCGCATCGTCTCATCGTCAATCGAGCGGATGAGGTCGAGATTTTCACCAACCCAAATCTCTTTGAGTGCATCGAGGTCATCGTCTGTATCCTTTCGCGAAAGACGAGCGCCCCTGTCGCTTATCTGCGTCCCTGTCACACTCTCAAGCAGTCGTTTGAGGTCGCGCCATGTGAAATGCGCCACATCGTCAAAGAAGCGGCGCATACGCCCTTCGAGCGCCTCCGCCTGCGGCATATCGTGTTGTACGCGGTCGATGAGCAATGCAAGATACACATTGACGCTCGTTGCCCCTGGTGCCGATTGCTCTGCCACCAGCTTCCGCATTTCCGGGATGTAACTGCGGACAGCCGTCAGGCAGTCACGCACATAGCCGACCAGCAACTTTGCATAATCGCACTCTATCGCAAAAGGATAGTGCAGCCTACGCTTCGGAACGATCTTCAACGCTCTCACCTACTTTGATTCGCCCCGCTTGCCGCACAGTTTCCCGCGCGTCCTCCGCGCTTATGGCACCGATGTCGACGAGACGCTGGATTGCTCCTGCATCATGCTCGCCGGCCTGCGCCTTGAGGCTCTCCACTTCCGCCTGCTCTTTCTCCGTCGGCAGCCAAAGCGGCTTAAATTCAAGCACATAATGCTCCGGCAACGTCGTCACCGCCTTTGCCTTCTGCAAGAGATCAATCAGGCGCACCAGCTTCGGCTTTAAGACGCGCTCCTGTATGCGGCGGACGAGATTGTAGTAGTTCTCCATGTCCGCTTTGCCCGTCGAGTTCAGCCCGCCCGGGCTGCGCCCGAAGAGCACCGTGACGGGGATATCCGATGCTGCAGAAAGCGCCGTTTCAAACTGCTCAATGATTTCCTTCACACCTGCAAGGCTCATGTTCTTGAGGTCGTAATCGTCTTCTTTGTCAATGGCGATGGTATTCATCAAATGACGCACCAGGTCGATGAGCTGCAAACGCGCCTGTACGAATTTCTCCGTCTCTTCGTTTTCAAGATTGTTCGACAGCCCATCCAGCTTCAAGATGCCTTGCGACATGCGCGAGAGCGCCATAAGTGCAAGGCTGTTGCCCGCGCTGTATTGCAAGAGGTTTTCCTGCAATTCGTCGAGCACCTTGCCGCCCCAGCCGTCGCGCATCCGGCGTTTCTGCGTCGGAATAACGCCGCCCTTGAATACGAGCAGACGGCTCTCGTGCACGAGGAACGAATTGCCGTTGTAGCCGATGAGCGTATAAAACTCCGGCTTGCCGTAGTTGGGGTTATAGGGATCGTCGTAGTAGTAGCTCTCATGAATCTGTATCTCGGGCGGCTCGAACACTTCCAAGCCTTCCACTGCCTTGATCTGCTCCTCGTTCAGCGGGTCTTCCAATGTGCCGCCGTCGTTGATGAGCATCAGGATTGCCGCACCGCCATAGAGCCTGTCCCACGCGAGAGCCGCTGAAAAAACTTCCTGCACGCGCAAATCCTCAAGGACAGACTGAATATCTGCATCCTGCGTCAGAGGCGTTGCACCATCGCGCAGCTCAAATCCTGCGCGCACGGCCTCATCGGCAGGAGCTTTGATAATCTTGCGTGCGATACCATTGTAGGTAAAGAGATCGCTCGCCTCCTCAAACGTCACATGCGAGTTGCGCCCGGAATAGCGGTAGCTCGTATACGGATCACGCTGGCGCATCCCATGTCCTACCACGGTGTTGTAGTAGCCGTCATATCGATTCAAACCGTCTCACCTCCTCAATGCGCCAGAGCGCGCCAACTCGTCATATTCGACACGGCGGCAAAGGCGTCGCTCGACGCATCCACCATGTCATCATGTAGCCCGTCGGGAAACGCATCCATCTCCATCAAATACATCTCATTCCAATCGCCTTTCAAGAGTAGAACGTTCCTAGCCATCCACTGCGCAGAAAACGGCTCTGCCCGCGTGATCTTGCTTCCCGATACCGCCGCCGTTTTAACATTCCATCCCGCCAGTTCCTTGACATAGCTCCCCGCCTGCGCCTTGCCCGCCTGTCCTGGGTCTTGCGGCAAGCGAATGTTGCGGCTGCGGTACACATCGTTGTCATGCTCCGCTGTTGCGCGAATCAAAGCGCGAACTTCCGCCGCATTGTAGGCACGGCGCACCACATCGAGCACGATGTAGCGTCCGTCGCGCATACGGCCAATCAAAACGCCTGCCGTCCGATCTGGGTTCTTGTTCTCCGGCGTGATCTCCGTCGCGGCCAAATCCCACGCACGCATAATGCTGACGATCTTCTCTGGCACCGCCTTGATGACATGCGCCTTTTCGCGGTTGAAATAAAGCCCCGCCGCAGGGCGGATTTTCCAGTTACCGCGCAGAAGCCGCTCCTTTTGAACAAGCGATAGCGCCTTAAGCGAGGACAAATACTGCGGATTGCTTTTCAGGAGAATCTTGTTGTCATAGACCGACGAGGCAATAAACGTCGCCGTCTTGCAGTCCTCCGCAAGAATACTCTCATCCTTCACCCTGTCCGCATTGACGATCGCCAAAACTTCTTCACGACTGTCGCCCCAGACGATGCCACCGTCATCCGTGCGATAGAATACGCGCTGCACACCGGATCGCTCCGAAATCGCAAGCCCTGTCTCGGGATCAATCCACCACGAGATAAATTCCTTGACCCAGCTATCCGCGTCGGGATTGCACGTCGCGCGGACATATGGCTTCACGCCACATGTCGAGCGATTGCGCGACAACATATAAAAAAAGACAAACTCACTGAAATGCGTGAGCTCGTCGAATCCCAAAAAACAAATCTGCGATCCTTGCCAAGAGTACACGTCATCGTCCGAGGCGATATAGTCAAAGGACAGCGTTGACAATCCTGCAAAATCCCAGTGCCGCTTCGGTGATTTCCACGGCACCGCCCCGCGAATTCCCGTATACATTTGCTTTGACGTTTCCCAGAGCCCGCCCGGTGCCGTGACCTGCGTATAATTGCGGCGAAAAATCACGCCATTGAATCCTGCCATATTCTTGTAGCGCAACGGCTCCAACAAGAGCGCGAAGGTCTTGCCACCGCCTGCACTGCCGCCGAAAATGCAAATATCCGCCGAGGATGCGAGAAATGCCGTCTGCGGACCCGCTTGCGGTTTTAGACATTTCATCAGACATCCATCTCCTTCTCCGGCATCATGATCTGCACATCGTCTACAGTATCGCCGCCCTTACCCTCTTTCAACGCTTGCTCCTTCATCTTCATCTCCCGCTCCTTGAGCCGCACGTCGGGCGTTTCGCCGAGCACATCTAGAAGCAGCTTCGTCATCTGACTGTTGCCCCTGCAGGCATTGCGAATAATGCTACCGAGCACGGCATCGCTGACGGTAAGCTCCGCGTCACCAAGCTTCGCCGCCTGCATGATCGCCATCTGCATATCCGGGTGTAGCTCCTTGAGCTGCATCGTCATCGCCTCTTTGAGCGCGGTTCGGAGCGCCTTCTTGCGGCGACGAGATTTACCGCTCGCGATGCCGCCTTTTTGTCTGATTTCTCTCTGTTCGTTCTCTGTTCGTTGATGAAACGGCTTTAGATTTTCCTCCTTTTTCGCCATACTACATACTCACCACACTCCCTAAGTTAATAAAAACCGCCAATTCTGTAAAAACAATAAAGGCACATTTATAAAATGTTACAAAAATGCAAACATCATGCCGTTACAACGATAACAACATCTGCGCTGCGCCCCTGCCGTCTTGCCCCCTTCCCGCGCATACAAAAAGGACGCCGCCTGCGCGACGCCCCTGTGCCTGTATGCAATTTTCGATGGTACTAGTATAGCACGATTTCCGACGAAAACAAGGAAGTAAAACGGAAGTAAAAGTCGGTTAAAAGTCAGTTTAAGTTATCCACAATCAACTACTGAATAATAAAAAGTTTTAAGTGAATATTATTGTGCGTAACCCCTTTTGTCGTAGTCATTTGCGAATAAAGATTTCGTCTTCTCGTACATCTTCATCGGTAAATCTCCTTATGTGGCTGCCGCTCCGATTTTTTATACTTATTTGTACAAAAGCAGGCTTCTCTTTTTTTCTATCCCTAGCAACAATGCAACGCCCTGAAACGCCTCTTACTTCAATAATGTGTCCTTGAAAACGTACCCAACTCATGGATATCACCGTCCTTTTATTATAATTATATCAGATATCCGTCCTATTAACAAATTATGTATGGCAACTCACACATACACAAAACTAAATCTTAACTGTATCGGTTTCTCGCTCACACCAAACACCATTAACGCCACATCACGAAGCACCCTGCCGCCCTTGTCACGCGCCCACT